CGCGTGTGTACAGAATGCCAGAAGAGTTTGGAAACTTGCGGCGCCATAAGTTCAATGGGCCGCGACATTCAGATGAACTCTACTGTTGCCAATGGGCCTCCAGGCCGTGTGCACATGTATTCTTCGACGTTACCTCCTAAGAAGAAGAAGTGGGAGCAAGTCGAAGTACCGCCTGGTGCGATAACGATCCGTACGTCCGATGCCCCATGGATGGCCGGTGTGAAGACGATGGCCAAGGTCCTAGAGGTGACAAAGGACGACATTTTCAAGATCGATACCACACTTGAGAAGCGGAGGCAAGAATGTGTTCTTGCTGGCATTGCCATTTCCGGGTGCTACCCAATGGTGACGCGAAAAGGTCTTTACTCTAAGATGCAAGCGTTACTAGGGAGGGCCTTTTTGAGAAAGCCCGAGAGTTGCCCCAACGCATGGAAGAAAATGGAGGAGTTGAAGTACCTCGTTCTTCCTGAAGGGGCACTCGATGGTCCGCAAATGGACGTCGAAGACTGGATAGCATCCATGCCTGGAAGAAGGAAGCGAGCATTGAGACGAGCTCATAAGCAGTATCTAGCTGACGGACTGATTACTGACAGGGACCTGACCTTTTCTGCTTTCGTGAAGCAAGAACTTCTTGCATCATTCGAGGAATATGAGGGGTCGGTCTCTAAAGAGCTCGAGGAGAGTATAGCTAGGATGATCATGGCACCCCAGGACAAGGCCCATGTTGTGGTTGGACCTGTGATCAAGCCAAAGCTATTGCGGTTGAAAGACCACTGGAATTACGAAAATTGGCTGTTTTACGGAGCCACAACTCCAAAGAATCTTCAATGCTGGTTGGATAGGTCCGTTGGTGATTGCCCTGACGGGGAGGTCTTTGCATTTTGGTGTGACTTCTCGATGTTCGACTGCACGCACAATGCATACAGTATGAAACTTATCGAGAGTTATTACTCTGAAATGAAGACAGACACCGTGTTCAAAAGGATCATCGATGCCTGGCGCATGCCCGCTGGGACGATGGGAGAGCTGAAGTTCAGGCTACAACAAATAATGCTTGCCTCTGGTCGAGACGACACGGCCTTAATGAACGCCTTGTATTGTGGATTCACAATGGGCTTGGCCGTCGCCGCTGCCGTAAGAAATAAACGGCTGGAAGATCTCGATTCCGGGGATATTTTGTTTGCAATGGCTTACGTTCGTATAAGCATATGTGGCGATGACACTCTCGGTTTTCTTCCCAAGAACATGTGGTCGAGACGGGCACAAATAATGACAAACATACAAGACAATTTGTCACGATTTGGGCTCGTCTCGAAGTTAGACTGTTCCTGCTATCTTGGCAGTGCTGTCTACCTGGGCATGCGGCCTTACAACGTACCAACCCCACGAGGGCGGATGTGGTTGTGGGGCCGCACCATCGGTCGAGCAGCCTACAAAATGGGCTGGATGTTAGACCTAGCGAAGGGTGATGCGGCTGCGTGGGCAGTAGGGGTTGCAGATGCCATCGCACGCACACAGCCGTACGTACCGTTGTTGTCTGATCTTGCAGAAAAGGTGGTCGAACTGAGCGTGGGTTGTAAGCGCACCCCCGTCTTAGAGGATCCGAACAAACCTTGGACACATTGGACACCACACGAGAACTTGGGGCAATTGACCTATGATGACCAGACACTTGCGTGTCTGATTTTGTCTTACGACACCCCAAGCCATTACGGGGCTTCACAGCCAGTTTCTCCTACCATCTACGATTTATATCGTAGTAGGAGTAACATTAAGAGGATCGACCGCCTTCCTTTCAACTTGGAGGATTACGCTTTACAGTTTTACTGTAATCGTGATGACAAGTGATCAGGCGGTCATGAAATAACCTTTCTGATTGTTAATTTTGCTGCCAGTCAGAGCCAAAGAACGAACTGCTTGAGTAATGTCACACACGGGCCTTAAATCATTGGACCAGGTAGCTCAAACTATCTGCCTCCCAAATGAGCGTGCTCCAGTGCGTTTACCCACGTACCCTTCTATTGACAAGACAGCCCTATTCCGATACCGGTACCAGAACACGGAGAGTCTGAAGGACGATAAATTAGTCCCACCCGGAGATCTGGACACTTTAAACATTCCCGGACGCAAACGATTCATCCTAAGCCGCGACCCAGCCGCCCCTTTGTTGTTAGATTCTGTGCATCTTCTACAACACAATTGGGGCCTACATCCCGGCTCCTTCGATGGGACCATTTTCGTCCGAGGAGAAGCCGTCTATCTGGCGGATTCATCCTCCGGCCCGAACACAGTCCACTCTGTTGACTTCGACAAATGTTACCCCATTGATTATTACAAAACTCTTCCCGCAGGAAGACTCGATGGGAAAGACTGGTTCATGGTTCCACGGGTATTGGATTCACGGGGCAAAGCGCAACCTTTCTTGGACGTTCTCTGTGTTGGGTTGATCACCGTGGATGGGCCTTGGCCTTTTTCGTCCAACCCACTTGGTAAGGGATTGATCAGGACATATCACAGTGACGCTTCAGTTCCTTCCCTCAACGCTTCCAATGGTGAGTTGTGTTTGGATTACACAATCACCATCGAAGCGATGAGTCCTGACGGATCTGTTCAGGAGCTTGTCATGTCATACGATTGGTCGAACTTGGATTACACTGGATCAATCCCACTAGACCCGGACGTGTCACTGGTGCGAATTAAAACGCTGACATATCGTGGACTTGTCCGTCTTGTGGACAATAATCTGCCGGGGGCAAACGTGCCTTTCAAAGGGTGTTATCCGGTGCTAGGACTAGCGAGGTCCGGAGCACACATACCTGAAAGCAGCCCCCCGACCACGTTTCGTTGTTTATCATTGCCACCAACTTCGATTAACCCGGAGTATTACAATTCTGTCGCCCCATTTCAATCCACGCGACTCAATTCATCGGCCTTGCTATTAACAAACGTGTCGAAGGTGTTAAACAAGGAAGGAACAGTCCAATCCTCCAGATTACTGTTCAATCCCAATGCGGGGCAAACCATCCATGACGCTGATGTTGTGAGCGTCTCTACCTCAAATCCCGACACACGTTACTTCGGGGCACTTGAGAAAGGGGCTTACACCTTCACCGCGCCGGACCAGGAAAGCCTAAAGTTTGTCACTCCGTACATTACGGTGGACGTGAATGACACCGGCACGGGCGAGGGGAACATTGCCGCTTTGACACTAGTGTCAACAAAACCTGTTGTGAGGCCAGTACTGGATCTCGGGGCCAAATATTACAATTGTATCATTTGCACCGACTTAGACAGCACTGATGACACACAATTGGCCATGACACTAGACACACATTGGGAGTTTCGAACCATTTCCACGTTATACACCCTGGATTATTCGCGCATACCGATGGAAGTCTACCATGCTGCAATGCTAGCTGTTGTTAAGGCCGGGTTCTTTTACGAGAACAACAACCACGCCTCGATTCTTAGAATGTTATCCGCTGGCGTGAAGTTTGCCGCCCCATTGATAGCAGGGTACGCTGCTCGCATACCCGCTGGATTCCTACAGGCACAGGCAACCTCAGCACTGGCAAAGGGGGCCGTTAACTTGGCCCTCCATGGTGCCAAGAAGGCACATTCAGCGTACCAGGCGCACCAAAACAATAAACAGAAGCAGAAACCAAAGAACAAGGAACGTGGCAACATGCGCCAGAAGGGGCTTCGTTGACCTCTTAATTGCCACCACACCTTTTTCCTCCATCATTGATTTCTGACAAAGAAAACTGATGAGAGGATGGCATCCTTGAAAGCACTCAGAAAGGTGACATCTGGTTCGAGATGTATAAAACCGAC